TCAGAGCAATTCTTTGAGCCTTGCCATAGCAAAAGCAACACAGGCCTGCCGGACCTGATTGCGTCCCTCCGGGGGAAAATGGCACGTATCGGCATAGACCGCGCCGTCCACATAAAACCCGAAGCACACCGTACCCACCGGGGTCTCCTCCGTACCGCCGGTCGGCCCGGCGATCCCCGACACGCCCACAGCCACCTGGGCATCCATCACCCGGGCAGCGCCCCGGGCCATCTCAACAGCCACCTGAGAGCTGACCACGCCATAGGTTTCGATGGTCTGCTTCGCCACATCCACCAGGGACGTCTTTGCTTCGTCAGCATAGGTCACGAAAGCACCGTCGAACACCTTGGATGCATCCGCCACGTCCACCAGCGCGCCGGCAAGCAGGCCGCCGGTGCAGCTTTCGGCAAAGGTGATCCGCCAATGCTTTTCCTTCAGCGCATCCACCACATACTGTGCGTCGTTCATCGTATCTCCCTCAACTTTCAAAAACCCGGACGGAACACTCCGTCCGGGTCTTTTCATCACTTTTTCATCTTCAGCTTTTCAACCTCTTCCTCCAGCTCCGCGCCGTAACGGACGATGATGGAGCCCAGGAACAGCACCACACCCAGCACAAGGCCAACATAATTGGTCAGCTTATCTTCAGGCACAGGATAGAAGAACCAATCGATCACATAGCTGCCCAGCAGCGCTACGCCCTGACCTACCATCTGCACGATGGCAAGCCGCTTGACCTGATCCGCACCGGGGAAAGTAAAGGGTGTCCCCACGTTCAGCGCGTCCTTAAAATAGCGCATGGCCAGGAACATCACCGTAATATTGCTGGCATCAAACAGCAGCTGGGACAAGCTGCTTCCCAGATCTTTTCCAAAGGTCTCCGATTCCTGAGAAATGGGGAACGCCAGCATGGAGATCACGCCAAGCAGCGTCAGGGCTGTGGTGATACACATAATGATCAGCACGATCATAACCGCCATTCTGCCCAGTTCGTAGGCACCGTGGACATCGAAAAGTCGTTTCATTGGGAAATCCTCCAGGTTTTTTTGCCATTATACTCTTTTTTCTCCCGTTCGTCAACAGCGTGTGGAAAAGGTTGACAAAAAAGTTACAATTCAGCTCTGCTTCCCGGTCTGTGTGCCGAAGTAGAAGGCGATCACCGTGGATACCACGATCATCACATTGTCCGCGGTAATACTGCCGCTGAGCGCCAGTACGGTAAACACGCTCATCACCGCCAGGGTAACGATGGTCTTGACCTTAAGCAGGTTGGCTAAATTCTCAATCATTCGACTCATTTTCTTCCTTTCAACTCCTTGATCTCATGCTGGCATTCCAGCATCTGACCTTCCAATCTGTAGGTACGCTCGATGATATTGTTGTGCTTGTTCACCTTCTCCTCCAGCTGTTGGAGCCGGTACCGGGTCAGCTTTGACGCCGCCACAACGCCCAGAAATGAGCCAGCCAACGTGCCCGCCAAGCCCAGCAAAGCCACAACGATCTCACTTGTCATTGGTACACCCCCTCTAAGTCTATTCTGTCAGGAAAGCCTCCGGAAATCCTGCGGCGCGCACACGGGCAAGATAGGCTTCCGCATTGCCCTTGTCCCGGAAGGCGCCCACCTGCACCCGGTAGATCCGATCCTGCACCGGCCGCTTCTCCAGTTCTCCCAGTTGCGCCAGCACTTTTACGATCGCCCCGGCGCACTGATCCGCAAATTCCTCCGTAACGATGATGGGCGCGTCCACCCGGCTGTCCATGAAGCCCAACTCCAGCAGCACCGCGGCCATGGCCGTCTCCCGGACTTCATGCAGATCCATCTGTGTCAGGGGCTGGGAGCGGTTTCCCTTAAGTCCGGTGGCTTCGACCAGAGCATCATACAACGCCCCCTGCCACCGGCGGGCGGCTTCTCCCGCCGCTGGATGGACGATGGCCACGATCCCACCGCCGTCGGCGCCGTTGATCCCGGCATTGTGATGGATGCTGAGATAAAGATCCGCGGCAAAGGCATTGGCAGCATCTGTGCGCGCTTCCAAAGAGACATCGGTCTTTCCCGTAGGATCATCGATGCGCAGCAGTTCATAGCCGGTGTATTCCTTCAAAAGCGCCGTCACCTTTTCCGCGATCCGGGCGTTGAGCGTCCACTCCCGGATATTCCCCAATCCCAGATAAGAAGGGATCCCCTTGGGATTTGCCAGATAATGGCCGGCGTTTAACGCAATTTTGAACATGACGGTTTCCCCCTCACTTCATATTTTTTGTTCCTTCGCCACATGGCGAAAATCACAATCAAACCCACAATGTTTTCCACAATAAGCGTGATTGCCACGCCTTGCAGTATGTAAGTAATCATCGGTTGCTCCTTTGCTTCCTGTTCCTCTGCAACAACTTCCACGGATATAATACTTTCCGTTTCTGCGCCTGTTTCACTTTGGTGAATTGCCTGCACGCCAGCGGCAGCTTCACCGAAAGAAAATGTATTTCGTGCCGTTCCATCCTTGCAAGGGACTGGGCTTTCCTCACCACCGAAAAAAGCCCATCCCTCTTTGGGTGTAAAACGTTCTACAGGCGTTTCTATCGTGCTGAAAGCTGCCACAAATGCGGAAAGAATCAACAAGGAGATTATGAGGTCTTTCATGCCTTGCGAACTATCTTTATCGTAAGGGTTCTTTCTGTTGCGGTCGTTTGGACCTCGAGAGAACTTGATGAATAATTTCTTACCGCAAAATCCTGCGTGAAATCAGATTTTCTTGTGGAATATCCAGTAGAACTACCTATGCGAACACTTGACACCGGACCAACGCCACTTGTTGCTTGTACCCACGGATTGCCCAACCAAATATCGGTCGACCACGATGAAGCAAACTGTTTTGCATACATGGTTGCGACTTCTTCGTATGTAACGCCGTCAATCGTTACATGATAAGTTTCGCCCTCGATCAGCGTCTCCGCACAGTCTGCGATTGTTTTCTTACCATAGCCGCCATAATAACCTTCCGCCGTTGTAATAGTTGTTTCAGGAACGACTACAAAGCTATCAGTCCACGACGCTGTATAACTTGCGTTTCCTGTTACCGCAGCAAGCGTGGGAGACCATTCGACGAAGATATATCCTTCTTTCGCTGGCACGTAATCCGGCACGCTGCCATAAGCCACCTGTTGCGTGGTCAGCACAGTTGTTCCGTCGCTATCGTAATACGTGATGGTGTACGTTCTCGCAGTTGCCGTATAGATCGCATAAACAGTCTTATCCGCGGTGATATTTTGCAAAATGGTTGCGTCGACTGCTCCACCATCGGAAGCGCCCCACCCGTTATATGTGTAATCATACTGGGCCGTGCTTTCCTTTGTGGGTGTTTCGATCAGTCCTTTGGTCAGCACGTCGGCACAGTTGTCCCCATCCGCCACATGGCGCACCCACAGCACCGTGTCGCCGTTCATAAAGGTCACGGCATGAACATCCGACGGCAGTGCGTCACCGCCACCGGTGATGCTGCCGATCTGCGCTTCCATATCCCCCGACTTGATGAGACCTGTTTTGCCTGTCTTTAAGCGGATCGCATTGCAGGCTGCTTTGTAGTCCTCTTTGGGCATGATCACATACTCGCTCATAAGCCCACCTCCGACACATCCTGCAAAGCAACCGCCGCCCAGGTGCTATTGACCACTCGCAAAAACTTTCCGTTGTCCTCGGCGGTTACACTGGGCAACCCATTTTCAACTTCTTGGTAGATCGCAACCGTATGGGTCGCGTCTGACAGCAGCGTCATGCATCCCACATAATCTGTACTGGGTACATAACCAAACAGGAAAGGAACGCCGGTATCTTCGCCGCCCAAGAAGACCTGGTTGCCGATACCGATCGCACCGGGTGCGAAGCTGTCTGCCGTAAAGGCGGTCAATTCAAATTCTTCGCCGTCAAAGGCGGCAATATAGGTTTGCCCGGCTGTCAGCGTAAAGGGCGCCGGAGAAAGCTGCCAGGCGTATGCTCCGTCCACATAGGCAAAATCGCCTGTGATCTCTTCCATGACCACCGTTCTTTTGCTTTCTCTGATCCGCGCATCCACATAATCCTTGGTGGCGGCGTCCTTGCCGTCCACAGGGGCAGCGATGTTGTACAGCCGCACAGGATCATCGCTTTGAGAGCCAAAGAAAGACAGTACAGGAGTAGCATCGTCCGGGCTTTCGTTGACCAGATTGATGTATTCCCCGCTGGACTCCCTTCCCAGGGAAACGCCGCTGTGAACCACCAGCTCGCCGGTGACTGTGCCGCCGGCTGTGGGCAGGTATGCTCCGGCGATCGTTTCCCGGATCTCCTCTTTGACCTGGTTCATTTCCGCTTCTGAAACAGTGGCTACCAGATCATAGCTCTGTCCGTTGATGGTGATCGTTTTTATTTCTGCCATAGATATCTCCTTCCGTAATCCATTCTCTAAAGATCCGCGCTCAGCTCAATGGCGGCTTCCTGCATCAGCGTCAGTACACCGGGGGTGTTGTTCACCGGGCATAACGCCTCCGGAAACTCCAGATAAAAGCTGGCGTTGCCGCCCACCGCCGTCAGTCCACTCAGATCGCCCCCCGCACCGGTGGTAAAACCGGCAGCGGCGGCGTAGCCGCTGACTGTGCGGATCACGCCCAACCCCCGGGCTGTGACCTGAGGAACGCCGCCCATCGGCCCGGGCAAGGGAAAATACATCCGGGTGGCGCCGTTGGTGATCATGCCGCAGAGCGTACCGAAGGCGCTGCCCGCCTGTGCGTCACAGCGGATAAAGTACCGCCGGCACTGGCTCAGCTCCGCCCCATACCCCTTCGGCAGGTAAGGTGGCAAAGCCTCCGCCGGGAAGCTGCCCACGTATACTGCCGCCCATTGGAGGGTGAAGCCGTCGGATACGCCGCTTTGCCGCTGGATCAGCACCGCCGGAGCATACGCCCCGCCGTCTCCCAGATCGGTCAGGAGGATCTCCATGCCTCCGGTTTCCCCCCTTGCCAGCACTGTATAGCTCTGCGCCGGGGCGTCCGGGAGTGTCGCCGTGCAGCAGATCACCTGGGAATCGACGCATACTGCGGCGGTAAGGGTCTTCCCATAGAGGCGGCTGCCCTGGGACAGTTTCTGACAGATCCCCGCCTGGACCCCAGCCTCCCCGGAGAAATACATCCCCTCCGGTGTCTGGGTATAACGGATCCCGCTGTCCTGGGCGATCCAGCGGTCCAGACAGTACGCCCCTGCCGTGGTCACCCCCAGACGGCGCTGATCCACCGCCTGGGTGAAGTCGCTGTTATCCAGCAGATTCTCCCGGACAGGCAGATCCCGGATACCGCCGGGAAATGCCGCAGGCACATTCACCCGGAAGTAGTCCCTTCCCCAGTCAAACACCGGAATACCCTGGCCGATGGTCACCTGCCGGGTAATGGTGGAGATCGCATCCCGGACCACCACCTGGAAGGTGTGGGACTGGGTATAATCCAGCCCGCTGAGGGATGCCTGGGCGCTGTAGCGGCTGCCGGAGACGATCGCCTCCATAGGGATCTCCACGCCGTCCGCCCCCACGTACGCCACCGACAGCGTGTTTTCCGCCGCCCCGAAGCTGCCGGAGTAGAAATTACCGCTGACCCGGAGCTGTGCGTTGCCGCTGGTGGGGTCTGTGCGGGAGCCGACTGCGTTATTGGTCAGCCGAATATAGGGGATCAGCGTCTTTGCCCCGACACGCAGCTGGGTCTCAAAGCCGCGGCTGTCCTTCGCCCAGAAGGTAAAGCTCCCGGTCTCCACGCCGTCGAGCTGTAATGTATCCCCCGACACTATATGCCCGGCGATCTTCTTTTGTGTCACGGACGCCCCGTTTCTTCCCCGGGCAGTCATGGTGCAAAGGGCCGAAGAGCAGTACTGGATCAGCGCCCGTTCGTCTCCGGTCAGCGCCTTTGTGACCTCGTTGACATCCACCACCGTACCGGAGATCTCCGGAGCGCAGAGGGCCGGATCCGCGTTGACGGTCAACGTGCAGCTCTTGGGCTGCCCCACCAGGCGCTCACCGGCATAGGTGCGGCAGGTCAGGGTGCAGATCCCGGAGGGGCTTTCGGGGATCTGGTCGTAAAAGGCTTCCGGGATTTGGAAACCGATGCTGTTTGCGGCGAAGATCTCCTCATTCTCCACAGGAACGCCGGTTTCGCTGAGGTATCCCCGGAGGGCGCCAAAGCTGTAGGCCACGCTGTGGCGCAGCTGGGCAGTGCTGCCGGCGAGCATCACCGCGCTGGTGCCGCCGATACTGGCATCCGTTGCCCGGATGGTATGCTCCCGGTCGATCCGGGTGAGGGTCATCGTCTCCCCGGTAATACTCACCGAGCCGGGGGTGTAGGACGCTTTTTCCTGCTCGATGGAAAATTCCACCGACATTTCCAGCGTTCCGTCTTCGTTATGGGCAACGGTGCAGCTGCCGCTGAGGATCACCAGCGTCTCGTACCGCCCGATGGACAGCTGATGCTCGTAATCAAAGGGCTGGCTTGCTACCAACGTCCCGTTGAGCCGGATCTGGGCGCCGGTGCGGTACTGGCTGAAGCGGGTGTAGCCCGAGCGCAGCTGCAGAACATAGTCGATGGCCGACGTATTCTCCGCTACGCTGACGGCGGTTTCCGTCAGGATCAGATCCAGGGCGTAGCCGCTCAAAGCCGGAGTGTCCGGCGCGCCAACTGTAAAAGTTTTTGTCTGTAAAGCCATATTTCCTCCTCTATAACCAGAAGCAGCCGGTGCCGCTGCCGTAATCCTCAAACCGGGCATGGCCGCCCACCACAAGGTAGTTGCGCACCGTCACGTCCACAGCCTCCACCCCCTGGTTATTGGCCTGGAGGATCACTTCCTCGTCCCGCTTGACATACATGCCGGTGTTGTCCAGCAGGTTTTCGATCTCCTGCCCCTCCTTGCGGATCCGCAGGCCGTCAGCGTCGAAGGTATAGCCGGTCTGCGTGACCACCTTCTGGGCGCCGTTTTCCTCCACCGTCCGCAGATGCAGGCGCACTTCCTCCCCGCTCTGCTCCAGCCTGGAGATCTTCTCAGTAAGATTCCCCATGGTGGTACTCTGGCTTCGGACCGTGCCGTCGATGCCTTCCACGGAGAGCTTCAGTGCCGCGAGGTTTCCCGCCGCGTCCGCGTTTTCCACGCGCAGGCCAGATACATCCATCTGCAGATTCAGCACCTTTCCGGACAGGGCTTGCCAGGACTGGTTATTCACCGCTGTGGTGCTGTCCCGCCGTGGGCTTCCGGTACAGGAGAGGGTCGCCTTCTGCCCCGACCGGACCTTCTGCATCACCAGCATTGTGAATGCCTTGCCGTTACGGTCGGTGATCTGCAGAATATCTCCCGGACAGATGGGCGCATCCGCGCAGACCGTTACGCTGCAGGGAGTATAAGTAAAACCGGACAGCTGATCGCAGATGGTCTGTGCCACGCCCAGCAGGTCTGCCGCCGTGCTGGCTGTGAGCAGCGGGTTTCCGGAGATGATGCAGGTGTTTTTCTCTCCGGCTTCTTCCGGGTACACCGTACCCAGATCCTCCGTGCTTTTGCAGATCCGTACCCGCTCCACAGGCGCCACGGTGTAATCTTCAAAGCGCAGGGTGTTCTGGAAGTAGTACAGCTGGGTCTGTCCCGGCAGGGCTGTCAGCAAAAGATCCCCCTGGTCATCCACCCGGGCCTCCAGCAGCTGACAGGTGATGCTGACGCCTCCCGCACCGTCGTCGTCTACCTTCAGCGCATCGGATGTGATGGAAATGCCGCAGAGCGCGCCGTCATACGAAAGTGTGACGGCCTCCCCCGCCGCCTTTCCCTCCGGGCCGACGCTGCAATCCACCGCCGGTGTGTACCAGGCGAATTCCAGCTCTCCTTCCGGGGTAGCCCGGCAAAATCGGCCTGCCGCCTCACCGATCCAGCGGATCAGCTGACGGCCGGTGATCCCCTCGGCGGTGAATATTTGCACCGGGTAAGTTCCGTTGGGGATGTCCGTATTGCGCAGTGTCAGGCCACATTCCGCGCACACCATGTTGGCAAAGGTAAACAGCGGATATGGCCAGGCATTCAGCCCGGCGAGCCACCGGGACAGATCCCTGTCCAGCAGGATCATCCGGTCGTACGCGGTGAGCGCCATGGTGTTGGCGGTGGGCCGGGTGGGCTTTTCTGTGATGAACACGCCCACATCGCTCCGCGCGCCGTCGGTCTCCCGGTAAACGTGGATCTCATCTCCGGCCTGCAGCGGCAGCTGTCCGCCGGGGGTAAACAGCTTCAGCTCCAGTAAATTGGCACAGGCGGAGCCGAGGGTCAGCTCCTCCCCGGCGTTGACGCTCTGGGTGAGGGTCAGACTGCGGATCGCCGGCTGGTCCTGAGTGCCGGAGGTGATCTGTGTGCCGTCAGGAAGGACTATGATCGTCTTTTCCATTTCACCGCCTCCTAGCATTGGATGACCGTGAAGCCGTAATTGCTCCACAGCCCGGTGCGGGCATTCTTCCAGCTGATTGCGTACTTACTGCGATAGCAGGTGGACACCTCGGGGGTATCCGTCAGCAGCCGCCCTGGGTGGGTGAACTGAAAGGTAGGCGCTGCCGGGAACAGCTGCTCCATGTACTGGCGCTCCTCTTCTGTCAGATGGCTGTAGGAAAAGGTCCAGGAGCCAACCTTGTAACGCACAGGGAATCGGTGCATGATGCCGCTTTCGTCCCGGCCTGCCTCCGCTGTGTCCAGGTCCTCATAGCTGATGCCCACATCCGCATCCGGGGCAAGCATGGGAACGCCGTTGATTTTGAATTTTTCTGTTGTTGGGCGCATAGTTAACCTCCTTTGACCACGGCCATCCGGCTTTGATGGCGCTCTACCGCGTGGGCGATCACATCATCGCCGATCCGGATGCCCAGGATCGCCTCCAGAATTTCCCGCAGCACCCCCACCATAGCCTCCTGCCCTGCCAGATTGCCGGCAGCATAGTCCTGCATGACCGCAGCCACCGCCTCCTGGATGGTTGCCAGAGGTGCTTCCACGTTGGTGCCGTGGTGCTGATCGCCCACCACCGCCATAAAGGGCTGATTGGCCGGCAGCACCGCACCCCGGGCCAGATGGGGAATGGTGGGTACTGGCACACCCACCTTCTGCACCCCGCCACCGCCCAGGGTATTCAGAGCGCGGGCCAGGGTGTTGTGGGCTGTGACGATGCTCCGGAGCATGGCGTTATAATCATCGATGGTGTTGTTCATCTGCTGGCGCAATGAGACACGGGCGCGGGCCAAGGCACTCACCATCGCGTCTCCCACAGACTTCCAGGCAGCCGCCCAGGCGGGGATAAAGTCGCTTTTGATGGCGTCATTCATCGTTTGCAATCCCTGTTCCAACGCCTGCAGTCCCCGATAAAGGCCGGTCTGCATGGCGCTGACCGTCTGCTGGGAGAAGATCCCCTGAAGCTTGCTTTCCAGGGGGATGATGGCAGCCATCAGCCCCACGCAGGCAGGAATGCCCTGAACTGCCACCGCGTTCCAGGCGTTGTTCGCCCCCACCGCCAGCTGGGCAAAGGTAGCATTCACCGAGATCAACCGGCTTACCAGCGCCAGCATCGATCCATCCAGCCGGGCATTTCCTGCCTCCACCGCAACGCAGGACTGGCGCCACCGGTCCGTTGCCGCCGTAAGCATCTCCTGGGAGGCGCACAGCGCTCTGCGGGCGGTACTGTTTTGATTCCAGGCGGCAGTATTGGCATCTACCCGGAAGGTCAGGCTGTCCAGCGACAGCTTGGTGTCCTCTGCCAGGCCCAGCAGCTCCCGCACGGAGGCGCAGCAACGGTCCACCGCCGCATTGACCGTGGAGAGCATCACGGACACCTTCTGATAGTTGTAGTCACTAAGCAGCTCCAGAAGCTCCTGCTTGCTGCTTTTGTTGGAACTGCTGCCTGCGGAGGAATAGGTGATGGTCTTTCCCAGACGCTGGATCTGGTCAAAGCCTGCCAAAGCCCGCTTTGTGGCGCTGACCTGCTTGGCCAAAGCTGTCAGCGCGCCGGTGGTCGTATTGGCAAAGGCCTCCGCCGTTTTTACTGAAAAGGTCTCATTGACCGTGTTTTGCAGGTTTTTTAAGGTCTCGTCCAGACCGTTTAAGGCTTCATCCACCCGGTGGACCTGCTCCAGGCCCACCACAAGGACCTCTTCTTTTACTCTTGCCATGTACCTCTCTCCTTTCGCTCCAGCATGTCCAGCAGGGCTTGCTTTTCATGCCCGATCATCCCATCCCGCTGCGCCAGCTTTACCGCTTCAGGATTTTCCCGGTAAAAGGCAGCTTCCTCTTCGTCCAGCTTTTTGCCCTGGCGGAGCTTTCTGCGGATGCGCACCAGCGTACTCAGCTGTCCCTCACCGATGCTGTGAAACCAGGCGAGGAACGTCCACCAGTGTAAAAAATCCAGCCGGCGGATCTCACACCCTGCCACCCGGTTCACATCCGCCACGATGGCCAGAGCGTCCTGCTCCCAGTCCAGGAGCCGTTTGTCCGGGTTTGTTTTGGGAGCAGCGCCGCCGTTGACAAACCAGATCAGGTATTGCGTCCCCTCGGGCAGATCCTTTTCCGGCAGCTGGGGCTCATAAAACAGAGCCAGAGCGATCCGCCAACGGAGAAACACCGGCAGCTGCGGGTCGTCCAGATAGCGGAAGATCTCCAGAATGTCCCGAAAATCCCCGTGGATGTCGTAGCTTTTGCCGCCGATGACCGCCCGGGTGGGTAATGTCCAAAGGGCGCTCATTGGGCGGCCCTGCGCGCCTGCGCCTGCGCCACCGCCGCGTCCGTGGACTCCTGGACATAACTGCGGATGCCTTCCAGCAGATACGGCTCCAGCGCCGAGATCAGATTGGTGATCACCCGCTGGCGGTTTTCCGCCACTGCCAGCAGATTGACGCCTCCCAGCAGCGCCTCGAAGTCGTTTTCACCGCCGAAGACCCAGGTCAGGATCTGCTTCAGCTGCCGGTCAGCGTTTCCCAACAGCTCCAGTGCGGAGACATCCTGGGAATTGCCCGCCAGGGATGCTTCCACCTGCCGGATCTTCTCTGCCGCCTCCAGGAAGCGGGCATAGAGATTGGGGTCTGTGGGGTTAAACCGCAGCACACCGCAGCCCAGACGGTAGGCCCGGACGCCGCTGTCAAATTTGATCGTTTTCATTGCATCATCCTTTCTTTTTTGTGGATCCCAGGCTCATCCTACCATGGGCGCAGGAAAAAAACTTCCCACTTTTTTCCCACCTTATGATCTGTCAAAGGCCCCCGGAAAGCGGGGGCTTTCCGGGGGCCTGGCCACAACTTATCTGACTTTACAGCGCAGGATCAGGCGGCAGTGAAGGTCTTGGTGCTTACATCAAAGCTGCCCTTGACCTTACTTCCGGTGTAGTGCAGGGTGAAGGGGATCTGATAGCCGGTGGTATCGCCGCCATAGCCGTTGATCTCGATGTAAGCATCCTCGCAGACGGCGCTGTAGGTATTGCCCTCGCCTTCCTCCCACAGCTTCACTTCCACCACCTGGGTCTTCAATGCGTCCAACACGCTGCCATTGTCGATAATATCCTGCAGCCGCTGAAACAGATCGCTGCCCACCTCCGCGTAGTAAGGCTCTACCGCGGCAGTCTTTTCGTAACCGGAGATCACAATGGACGTCTCACCCAGAATGTTCTTCTGGGTGTCCACCTGGGCGGACATCTCCGGGCTGAACTCCTGCAGGTCCTTACCCAGCCGCTCATATACCGGTTTTTCTGCACCCACAGCCGCGGCATTGATATAGTGGGCCAGATATTTTCGTTCGATCTTTGCCATATAGTATCCTCCAAATCAATAGTCTTTTACATATTCCGCCGTGATCGTCACGGCGTAGACGGCGCTGTCCGCCTGCTCCGGGGTGCGCAGCGCACCCTTTTCCGCCCGCAGTTTTTCCTGCGCGGGATCGTCACCGAAGGCAGGCGCTGTCCCCGTGGCGCTGCACTGACGTACCCACTGCTGGAAGTCCTGGAGCCACTGGGCATCTGCTTGTCCGTTTCCCCGGTCGCAGCAGCGCAAAAGCTGATAGCGGCTGCGGCAATAGATGCGCACATGCCCCAATACATCCTCCCTGCGCTCCAGGATCTCCTCCCCCAGGGGGAAGATGCCGGCATTTACCGGCGCTGCCCCCGTGGTATCCACCTGCAGCGGCTGTTCTTCCCACCTGGGAAAGCTGCGGACAAAGGCCATGAGTTTTTCCAACTGTGTCATTTCCCTCACCTCATTTTAGTCATCCGAAGCCCGGCGGCCTGCCTCGGTATGATGCAGCACCCCGGCGATGTAGTAAGGCTTGGCGTAGGCCGCCTCCATCAACTCCGGTACCCGGGCGGGGGTGAAGGTATTCCACTGAGCAAGGCTCACCTCCGGGCCGATGCCCGCAAAGATCCGGTCACCGGCCAGCAGTTCCCCGGCACTGCCGGGGACTGCCAGGAAAAACCGGCGCTGCAGCCGGGTCCCCCCGGCGGTTAGCTTCTGCACATCCTCTTTTTCCAGATGGCAGCATCTGACCACCTGCCGCTGCACCTGGGCATCTGCCCGGCGATAGACCGTGACGGTTTTATTCCACAAGCGGTCCATCAGTCCACCCCCCGGGAGATGTCCAGATAGATCATGGCGCTTTCCAGCATGGATCGCGCCAGCGTCCGGGCGCTGCGGTCGCTGTAAGTAACGCTGACACTGCCGACGCTTTCGCTGCGCACCCCGGAAAACCGGTTGTGCCCATGCAGGCACTCCGCCATGGCACACAGCGCCAGCTTTTCCGTCTCCTCACCTGCCGGCGCAACATGCAGCTTCCGGCGGAACATCGCCAGGTACTCCCCTGCCCGGGCAGCCAGTACGGGAAACTCCTTCTCCGATATAGCGCTGCCCAGATAGGTATTCAGGTAGAAATCATAGTCTGCCATGATCAAGCACCGATGGCGATATCCTTCAGCACGGCGGCCTTCAGGGTGTTCTTCAGAGCCACGCCTGCCACCAGTTCCACCTCACCGGTCTTCACAGCGCCGGGGGCGTTCAGGTCGGGCATGTAGCTGACGATCACGCCGTCGCCCATGGGGCTGATGCCGTGGAAGCCGTCCAGGCCCAGGCTGACAGCATAGATCGCGGTCTTGCCGCCCTCGGTGGCCACCACATCCCGGGAGGCTGCGCCGTCAAAGTACTGACCCATGTCCACCAGAGGGATGCCCGCGTAGGTCTCCACAGTGCGGCCGAAGTCGTCCTGGGTGCGCTCATAGTAGCCGGCGCGGCGGGCGATGGCGCGCAGCTTTACCAGCATGGCCCGGTTCATCAGCAGCAGGCTGGGAGTACCGTCCAGGCAGGAGATGAAGGCGTCCATCTCGTCCAGGAAGGCGTTGTAGTTGGTGTCCAGCTCGGCGGAGGTGGTCAGGCTGACGGCGCTGGTCAGCTCGTTGGCAGTGCCGGAGAGCATCTTCTTCAGGCCGTCGAAGTTGCCGTTTTCGGTGTCGCCGTTGATCACCAGATCATGGAAATAGTTGGCGGTGGCCTTGATCTTCTGCTCCGCCTGGAAGGCCAGCTCATCCGCCGCGCCGGAGGTGTTCTGCAGCACACGGTCGATCTGGAAAGAGCCGCCCATGATCACAGCGTTGGTGGTCTTCTTCTCCTTCTTGGCCTCGCCGGGGGTGTACTCCGCGCCCACAGTACGCACAGCGGCGGTGGCGGGAGACTTCAGCTGAATGTAGCCGTAGGTCAAAGTGGAGCCGCCGGTGCCGGGGCTGATGACGTTATCGAATACCATGTTGTCCAGCAGCAGGGAGCTGCGGCGGAACATGTCCACCACCTGCTGATCTACCTTGTCTGCCATGCCGATCTTTGCTTCTGCCAGTGTAATTGCCATAAATAATTACTTCCTTTCAAATTTTTCTTTCAGTGCGCCTGCCAATGTGGTGGGCGCGGTGTCGGCGATACCCTTCTGGGTACCGGTGCCCCCGGCGTAAGGGGGCGGCGTAGGTTCGTCGAAGAGATAGCCGCACTGGTGTTTCAGCGATGCCACCGCATCCATCACCGCGTCATCGCTGCCGGTGCGCAGCTGCTCCTCGTCCAGAAGCGCCCGGATGGCCTTGAGATTTCTGCCCCCGTGGCTGTGCACCGCCCGGTGCAGCGCTGCCTCAAAGCGCACATCCTCCAGCTCTCTTCTGTGGCTCTCCACCGCCTGGTTGTACTTTTCCTCCCATTCCTGGGCAGCACCCCGGGCGGCCTGGATATCCCTGCCGTTTTCCGCCATAATGGCGTCAATGACCTCCTTGCTCAGCCGTGCATCCTCCGGCATGAGGCCCTGCAAGAACTCCCGTTTCATCTTTTCTCCTTTCTCCGCTACGCTTTTTACAAGGTCGCGTCTTGGCGGCGCCGTAGTTTTACGACTTCGGCCCGGTCAAAAATTATGGATTCTGATTTGGCAGATACCTCTGCCGGATGGCGCTGCGCTGCGCCTCCGTCCTGGCCTCGCAGCCGAAGCGCCAGCCCAGGGCGATCTCCGGTGCCAGAAGCCCCATGCGCACCATTTCTTTGTAGTCCGCCCAGGTTTTTTCCTCGTCGTAGAGGACGCCGTTGCCCCAGTCCAGCTGCAGCTGACCCTTCGGCTCCGGCAGATGGTACAGCCCGGCCAGTTTGCGGCACAGCTGACACAACTGGGTCAGCGCCTTGGCCCACATTCCCTGGAAATCCATGACCGTCAGGTTGTACTCCCCCTGGCTGGCGGAGATCTCCGTAGCTGTCCGCTGCTCCATGTTGGCGTCGGACAGCAGACCCCGCTTGATACCGATAATGCTCTCCACGTTGCGCAGGTACTCCTGCTTCCGCTCCAGAAACGCGCTCTGGCGCAGCTGGGGAGCAAATACCGTGATCCCCAGTTCCTCCGCAGAGGCATCCAGCCCCACAAACAGATGCTGCCGCAGCTGACTGTCCTCCGGATCCAGCAGGTCTGAAGAGACCAGGATCCGGCTCTCGCCCCGGTCAAACTCGCCGCAAAGCTGGGCTTCATTCCGGTCGATGTTGTGGATCAGCTTCGCTGCCGCTGCATACACCGCCACACCGTCGCCGCTGCCGTCCACGCAGTTGAGCATGGGTGTGCGCATCCGCACCAGTCCCAGACCTCCCAGAGGCACGGGGAAGGTGTAGCGCTCAGGCAGCTGTCCATAGGCGGGCTGGGCGCTCAAAGGGCATTGGCTGCCCAGGGAATCGGCACTGTAGCTGCGGAAAAGCTTGTTTTCAATGGTCAGACAGCCGTTGTCTTCCAATCGTCTTCGCTCCAAAAGCGTGTAGTAGTACCGTCCGTGGGTGCTTTGCTCCACCGTACCCATGTCCGTAGGCTCCCCTTCGGCGTTTCTGCCAAAGATCAGGGCATTGTTTCTGGGGATCACCGCCAGAGCAAAGCCATCCCCCTTGAGGACAGGCTTGAGATAGCATTCGCCGCCCACCAGTGCCTGCTGCAGCGCCTCCTGCCGGGGTGCGGACAGGGCCTGGAGCAGCTGCTCCGTCGCCGGGTCCTCGGAGGTGGCCGTGTACTCACTGAACACCGTTTTCACCAGCTTGTTGACCACGGTGTAGGCGATCCGCTGGCAGGGATCTTCCCCTGCCGGGGGTGCGCTCTGGTAGTACAGAGAGAACCACTCCCCGATCGCCGCCTTCATTGCCCGGCTGGTCCGGTCCCAGGCACCGAAGGCCTCCTGATAATTGTAGATATTCATTCTTTCTCCTTTCGGATGGTGTGCTTCCCATGCCTCACAGCAAATTGCAAGCCCCGGATATAGGACAGCTGTCTGTCACACAGAGCCTCCAGCTGTCCGACCCGCTGGCGCAGCTGCCGGTTTTCCTGAAGCACCGTTTCCTTTGCCCACATGGGCAAAAACCGCTCCAATAGCCATTTTTTCATGTTTCCTACCTCGTTGCACTTTGCCATTTTCTTGCCATCACTGTGGCACAGAAATAGCGGATGTCATCCATGGCATGGTCGTCCTCCTTCACCGGCGTGTCCGTCTGTTCATCCTCCGCCCAGCGGTACAGTCCGAATTCCCGGATGGTATCGGCACATTGGTCTGTGAATCGGAGTGCGCCCCCCTGCAGCAGGGATGCGGTCAGCCGGATGCCCGGCAGCACTGCGTTTTTCGCCTTTCGCACGGAGAATCTCCCATGACGGCGGATCACCGCGATGAAGCTGGCTGCGGAGGGGTCAACGATCACCTGCCGCACCGGCAGATCCCCCGCCAGCTTCTCCAGGGCGTCGTAGTACTCCTCATCGGTGTATTGCCGCTGGGCCGCCCGTCCATTGTAGTAAAACTCCCGCAGCCGCAGCGCCCGCCCATCCAGCACCATCCAAAGCCCCGCGCTGAAGGGATTCATGGTGCCGTAGTCCACGCTGATGTAAAATTCCGCCCTCTGCACCGATCCCCCTGCAAAGGATGCCAGGGTGGTCACATGGCGCTCCGGGTCAAATGCATACACCAGTCCCTGGGCGCGACACCACTGGCCGAGGATATAGCGTCGGTAGAATACCCCTGTATACAGGCTTTCGTACCGTCGCCGTACCTGGACATCCAGCGCCGGGTTATCCTCCATGGTAAAGTGCAGATGCAGCATGTTCTTTTTTCCCGCCTGGGTCACCCACTCCCGGTAGAACCAATGCTCCGGGCCTGCGGGGTTGCAGTTGAACCACAACCGGGAGCCGGAAACCGAGCATCGGGCCACCGCCTGCTCCACAAAGGACCGGGGCATCAGGGCCACTTCATCCAGGAATACACCCGCCAGGGTGATGCCCTGGATCTGCATATAAGCCCGTTCGTCCTGTCCACCGAAGAGGTAGAAGGTGTTCACGTGTCCGTTGGCGCCACGGACGATCAGTTTGTTCTCCCCCCGGTACTCGCTGACGGACACCACGCCCCCCAGCCAACTGCGCAAGTGGACGACGATATTGCGCCGCAGCGCACCGATGGACTTGCCGCAGATGCCGAAGCTCTGGCCATGAAACCGGTGCATGCTCCACAAAAAGAAGCCTACAGCCATGCAGACCGTCTTGCCCGAGCGCACCGCACCGTCGCAGAGGATGCCATCAAAGGACTTCAGCGGCGCCCGATTCCACCAGGTCATGGCGATCAGCTGCCGCTTGCTGAAGTTCCGGTAGATCATGGGTGTCCATCACCTCCTTTGTTGACGCAACAATGGCATCCAGGAGATTGTTCTTAACCGGTTCGGCCTGAACATCAAACAGCCCGGAGTGCTTTCCAAGCATTTCCAGGGCCTTGAGCTTGTCGTACAGTTTCAGCTTCAGCCCGCCTGACGTTTTTTCAATGGAAGCCACCGCCGCTGCAGACCGGGGATCCAATTCCTGTGTAGGACGGACCTGCAGCCGATCGTTTTCCACCTTCCAATAGTCAGTCGCCTTTGCGAAACCGATGGCCGCAAGCTCCTGAAGGATCTGCTCCCGGGTCACCGTGGGAATTTGATCCATGTTTGGCAT